CATCATTTAGTTTAGATATAGATACAGACTTTCCTTCCATTGCCTTATTAATAGTTTGTTTTACATTATTTTCGTTTGATATTAACCATATGTCGGCAGGGTTCCAACTATCTTTTTTTGAAATCTTAAACTTATCTCTTATTAAGTTAGAAATATAATCCATAAAACCACCGTCTCTGTTATATTCTGTAAATGTTTTACCTCTAAAAACTTCTAATATTTTTTTCTGTTGTGCAAAGAAATTATTTAACCATTCATCTTCCATTACGTCTGGATATATGGCCACTAAATCTTTATACTTCGGGTCTTTAGATATATCTTCAGGACATGTATATCTAATTTTATCTTTTAATGCTCTTCTTATAATCCATAGTGAGGCATTTTCTTGTTTTGCTGTGACTTGTGCGTCTAATTGTTTTACTGACTTCTTACCTGTTTCTATAAATCTTATCTTGTATTCTTTTAATACAAAGTCAGCAGATTTTTTAGCACCATTCTTAACTACTGCCTGATACTTTTTATCTATAGTAGGTAATACTCTTTTTAGATTGTCTGGCGACATCTTTATAATGTATGTTTTTGATTTAGTTACTGGAGAATCATCACCATAATAGGCGCCCTCTACCATTAACTTTAATAGAGAAGTAAACTCACTCTTTAAGTTTGAGGGTACGTGTTGTAATAACTTTGATACTGTTGCTATATTGTATGCCATAACTTTCTTATACCATATTTATAAGAAAGAGGCAAGCAAATTATATGTTGTTGCACCATAGAAATTTAGGAATACCACCGTTCATCTCCCAAACTCTATGTTTATTCTGAAATTTTACTAATTTATCTGCGTCTTCCTCAAAGAAATATGTACCTATTATATTGTTAGTAGGTTTTTCTTTTACTTGCCAAATAATCTTACGACCTTTCTTAACCATCTTTTTAGAATAGTGTAGTTTATCGTAGTCTTTATCAGCCTTTGGTCTTCTATCAGATTTACTAAATCTTACTTTTTGTGTCTTAGCCATTATACTTTAAAATCTGAAAACTTATCATAAGGATTTACTTCCTTTTTCGTTTCAGTTCCTTTATCTACTATATTTTGTGCGTTGTTTTCTACATCATATAATTTCATTTTTGATCTATCTACACCTAGAATAAATGATCTATGAAAAGAAGGATCATTATATCTATTCTTTAACTGTTTTACTTTCATCTGGCCTAGTTGTTCTAGTTCTTCATTTGACATCAAGGCAAACATAAAGTCAGCAGTTGCCGGAAGACCAAATGATTCAGACGTATCTTCTAAACCAATATCTGTAGAAACAAAACCAGTTCTAGTTGTTTGTGTAGCACTGAATATAGGTAGATCAAACTCTACTGCTAGACCTCTTAATTCTTCAGCGATGGCTTTAATATAAAAGTAAGATGATATATTACCACCTTTAAATCTACTTGATGAACATATGTTTAAATAATCAATAAACACCACTTGTGGTTTAAAAGATTTCTTTAATGCAAGTTCATTTAACAATGCTCTAAAGTGACCACTATGAGCAGAAGCTGTTGGATATTCTTTGATAATTAATTGACCTTTAGTTTTATCTTGTACTTTTTTTAGTCTATCATTATATACATCTTTAGGTAAGGCATGTAAATCGTCCATAGTTACATCTAATAAGTTAGCGTCTATTCTTTCTGCAATTCTTTCCTCTGCCATTTCTAAAGTTATGTACAATACATTTTGGCCTTGTGCAAGAAAACTAGCAGCTACGTGACACATAAACAAAGATTTACCAACACCTGTACCTGCAAGAGCAATGTTTAATGTTTTACTTGGTACACCACCTTTGGTAATCTTGTTGAAATAACTTAAATCAAATTGAAACTTTTTCTCTTTAGTGTGATACCATTTATATCTTTCATCACTATCATTTAAATAATCGTGACCAATATGATTGTCAAATGATACTGCTAAGGCGTCAGCCAATATACTTGGTATTGCCTCTGGCGATCTTTCTTTATCTTTCTTATCTAGTATTTTAATACCCTCTAGTACTGCGTTATGTACTGCTCTGTCTTTACAAAACTTTTCTGTAGTATCTACTAACCAATTTTGATCAACGTCTTCAGGATTTAATACTTCTAATAAATCTTTTACTGATCTAACTTCTTCATCGTTAAGGTCTTTTCTGTTACCCATTTCAACGAGTACAGTTTCTTTAGTAGGAAGATTATTATATTTTGCAATGAATTTATATATTTCTGCAAATAAGATATGTTCTTCTCTTTTAGAAAAATATATATCTTTTAAGAAAGGTATTGACTTTCTCATGTACGGCTCATTGTACATTAAGTTTCTTAATATTGTTTGTTCTATTCTTTCGTTATTCACCAAACTCTACCTTTCCATCATTTAATTGTTGTTCCATTACTTCTATTAATATGTCACCAATAAAATCTATAAATTCTTGGTTGTCTATATCTTTTGATTCTGGATTAGATAGTATATCATAATCAAACTTCATTGGCAAGGTACCATCTGCCTTTTCTTCTTTGGCAAACCTAACCTTACCGTATTTGTAGATTACGTTACTGTATTTTGGATCAAGTAATTTTATGGCCGTGTAATCTGCACCTGTCTTTTGTGCAAAAACATACCTTTTATTCTTCGTCTGATCCGTATTTGAATTTTTTGTTGGCGTATTCATCTATTTGTTGTAATATCTCCTTTGTAAAATACTTTTCTGGATCGTCATTGATAGATTTACCAAACACTTTACCTTGTGGTGTTTCAAACCTTGTTGATACTTTCTTAAAGATACCAGCTGCTTCAGCCATATCCAAAAGACCATAATGTTTATCAAGTCCGTGTTTGTAGGTTAATTTAACGTCTATCATGGCGTTTTCTTTTGTTAATCTAGATTTGTAATTTTTACAATGTATAATATTACCAACTACTTCGGTACCGTCTTTTTCTTTACGTTTACTTAAATAGATGATTGATGAGGCAGCGTATTTTAATCCTGAACCACCTCCCATTTCTTTTTGAGGGAACATTGAACCAATAACATCATACGTATGATTGGTCATAATCATAGGTATATTTGCTTTACCTAGTTTCAATGTTAAAACTCTAAATGTAGATTTGACTATTTGTGATCTAGTCATATCTCTTGTTTCTTTACCAGCAGCCGTGTCTTCCATTTCTTTTGTAGTAGATAACATACCTAAACTATCTAATACAAACATCATAGGTTTTCTTTTCGCCTCTGGTTGTTCTAAATATTTGTCTATAATTTTTATTGATTGATTTCTAAATTCTTGTACTGTAGCAACTGGTACTACAACCATTCTTTTACCATCAACACCACGACTTTCAATCATGTCTTTTGATACGGCACTTTCTGATTCAAAATAGATAACACCTGCGTCTTTGTCTTTATCTAAAAATGCTTTTACAATACCTAATGCAAAGAAAGTTTTACCTGTAGCAGCCTCACCTGCTATAGCAGTAATCTTATTTGCTGGCATACCACCGTATATTGATCCTGATAATAGGGCGTTAAATGAATACGAACCTGTGTCTACAAAACTTGTAACATCACTATCCATACCATCGCTTACTAAGCCTGCATACTCATTACCACTTTCTTTAATTATATCTTTTAAAAAATCACTCATATTGTCTCCTTAATTATCACTTACTATAACATATCCGTTCAATCTTGTCAAGCTTGTATTGTTTTTACTGCTTTAAATTTAATCTTTATAGGTTTAGGCTCACCCTCGTTCCATAACCTATATTTTTTGTCTTGTGGTACCCAATCTTTAGGTGGTTTTTCAAATTCAGATTGGTCAATCTTATTCCATAATGTATCTCTTAACTCGTCACCAGATTTACCATTTGTAAATGCAAAGTTTGATTCTACGTTAGAACAAACCTCACATAGTTTCTCCCAATTGTACTCTCTTGTACGTTGAAAGTCCCAATATTCTTTTAAGTCTTTGTATGATTCCTCTGAAATAGCCATTATCTTATTATATCTATTTTTGCGTCTGGTGTCCATACCTCTAACTCACTCCTTAATCTATCTTCTTGTTTCAGTTTGTTATAACGAGACTCAGCCTTTTTCTTCCACCAATCTATTATATTATTTAGGTTAAATTTATCCCAATTCTCACCTTTAATAATCTCTGTCTTGTTATCTTTTACTATATCTAGATAGTTCTTAATACCATAGTCACTAACATAATATCTTTTTCTTTCAGTTAGTTTCTTAGCATTACTTATAGTTGTATTAAATCTTTCTAAATTACTTTTGTCTAAACTTCTTTTTACTAAACCAATAATGGCTGTAGTTAGTTTTAACTTTCTACTAGAGGCGTCATCTTTAATAAGTTTACCTACATTGTTTTCAACAAACGTTGCAAGGTCATGGAAAGGTTTACCATGTATCAAAGGTATAAAATCACTATCAGTTAAACCTTTATATCTTAAATATGGTTTCATACCATCATATTGACTAGATGATTTACTATTACCATATAAACTTGTAGTCTCAAACAATGCTAAATTCATACCATATTTTGCATTTAGTTTTTCTCTTACTGTATGACTACAACATATGGCAGCCAATAGTTTACCACCTAGATAATTATAACCAAAAGGTTGAGTTGGTACTATTACAAATCCCATAATAGAAGTCTTATTAAAACTTACTAATTCTGGTACGTGAGTTAACAAATCGTTTCTTGGTTTCATGTTTATAACAGGAGAACCACATCTTATAAAACCTACCCACTGACCACTATTCTTTTCTCTTACTGCAATCTTTAAATTTTTACCAGGTACACTTGAC